AGAGGTTATGTTAGCTGATGTAGAAAACGCTATAACAATGGCAAACGAAATATCGCAATCAATTGTATTACAACAGCTTAATAAAGTAACAAATTTAACAAACTACTATGCATCCACTATACCTGATAACTACTACCCTGATGCTGTAGCTTTACAAGGTGGTACGATAGTGGATAATAGGAGAGCATTAAGGAGCTTATCGCAAGATGCGAGAATGAACGAAATGATAGAGGAGCAATACAAATGAAAAAACTATTAATCGCACTTAGCTTAATCCTTAGTGCAACACCAATACTAGCGATAGACATAAGTGGTAGCGTGGAGAGTAGATGCACAATTGCTGACGTAACAGAAGGTCGTTACGGTAACCCAAACGCTTATACACTTACAACTGATCCCGCAAGCAACGGGGTAGTCCCGGTAATACGGGCAGATACCACTTTAGCTAATGCCTATCATTTGAATGTGAGTTACCCCACTAGCTTCAGCTCAAGTCCATCTTTGTCAGACAATGTGACGTGGACTGGAGCTGTGTCTGTAAAGGCAACAGGTGAGAGTGGCATGAGCGGGTACCATGCGGCTTCTACTACTACAAATGGAGGGGCAACAAGACAGTACGCACTTAGCGTAGCAGGTAGTGTGTGGATACAGTCAACATCAGTAGCTGTATATGGTGGTAATAGAGCGTTTCCGGGTGGTACGTACAAAGCAGTTGTTGTAGCCGAATGCGTTGCTCAATAGGTATATGTTTATTACTGTTAAATTTTGCAGTACATAGTCACGAACAGACTCCTACCTATCCTACTTGGAAAACGAGTGGTATAGATGGAATAAAAAAAACAAATATTAGGGTATGGAATAAAAGACCTGACATAGAATATTATGAGATAGGAGTGTTTGAGAAGGACTTAGAAACACCAATTCCTTTTGTCACAGCCTATAAAGTTATTCCTCTCGCATATTTAAAAGAAGTAAAGTTTGATATATACATTAGGGAAAGTAACATAGAAGAAGCTAGATACGTTTGTAGTTTGTCTAAATTAAGGAGTAGCAATGAAAGTCAAACATTGTTAGTTACAAGAGTATGTTCAAAATTCAAATAAAATGGTTGTTGTTATTTATGTTGAGTACACAAGCTGTAGCTAACAGTAGCACTTCACTTAATTTACAATTGCCAAGTAGTGGATCATCTTTTGGTACAGATAGTTTTAAAAGTGGCTCGTTAGATTGCTCTAATAGCATAGGCGGTAGCCTTTTGTTTGATATGGGTATGACTGGCATTGTGAACAACGCAGTAGCACCTATCATAGGTAAACCCGATCCACTTAATCCTGAAACAAAACAATTAGGTTTGTACGCAAGAATAGTGATACCGTTAGATGCGCCGCGTGAACGCATTAATTGCAATACCCTTTACCAATTAGAATTACAAGCTAGACGTTTAGAAGTTGAAAAGTTGCGCCAAGAAATAGAACTGTTAAAATCTATGCAAGAAGGAGAAGGATTTGACAACTGATTTAGGTGACAAGGTAGCAGAGATTGAAGGCTTGGTCGATAAACGACTAAAGATTGGTAGTCTTAGGTTTACTTATACTCAGCTTGTTGGAGCGTTTGCTTTACTTAGTACCATTGTAGGATCGCTTTATGCGGGGTTTACAATGTACCAGCGTTTAGAAAGTTTAGCTACGCTTGATCTTGATGCAGTTGCTGCACAAATGGCTAAGACATCAGCAGATGTATTGAGAGTAGAAGAAGTGGCTTCTGATATAAAGGTAGAATTAAAAGAGGACTTAGCTAGACTGAGAACCTCAAGTTATAACCTAGAAAACAGAATTGATAGTAAACTACAATCTGTTGATGTTCGCATCACTACTATGGATAATAAGCTAGATAAATTTGACATACAGTTAGACACAACAGAAGAAAAACTAATGAAACGCATACAACAGTCATTAGACAACCCACTAAGTAACTGATAACATAGGAGATATTATGCCTTACAAGAAAAGAAAATTACCACCTAGACCTAAGAGAAAATATTAATGACAGCCAAACAACAGGCGCAATTAGATCGCCATGAAAAACAGATAGAAGATTTGTACAAGGATGTCAGAGAGATTAAGAACATGAACCTAAAGTTTATGTCTATGGGCAAAGGTTTAATAATAGCATTTGTTGTAATGACAACTGTTGACATTGGATTAGGTGATCTTATTATGAAGCTCTTATGATGGGATTGCTGACAAATTTAGCACCAATATTGTTTGGCTTTGTAGCTAAGATAATTGCCTTAAACGTACAAGCTAAACAAGAACAGCAAAAACTACAATTACAAGCACTAAGTGCAAGAGAAAATTCTATAGCACAAGCACGTGAAGCAGAAAAAACTGAGAGCGTAGGAGCGGCGCTCAATCGCAGGGTGATTATTTTCACCATCCTGTTTCTGATAATTTTTACCCAACTCGCACCACCACTAATGGGAATTGAAACTGTCGTACCTCAAGTTTCTGAAGGAATATCATTGTTTGGTATTCAATTAACCAGGGATACGATTGAGTACATTACTGTGCAATCAGGTGCAGTATTAAAGCTAAATGAGGTTTTTGCATGGGCAACTACCATAATTGAGGTGTACTTCGGAGCGCAGCTCGGAAAAGCTACAAGATAAGGAGAAAAATATGGCTGTAAAAATAACGTATCAAGATATGCCACACATGAAACCTGTGCCTATGGAAACAAAAAGCAAAGGTTTGTTTGGTGGTATTTGGTTGTGGATAGCAACAACAAGAAAGTGGGAGATAACAAAAGATTGGAAATATGCAATTACGCATAAAGGCAATACGCATCCAACTTACTATGTAATACCGAAAGGATTTGTATTTGATGGCGCTAGTGTGCCTAAATTTGCACGATCTTGGCTTAGTCCTATGGGTGTGTTGCTTTCAGGTGGTTTAGTGCATGATTGGGTGTATAAATATGAGTCCATGAATTTAGGTGGCAAGAAAGGACACACAGCTAAGATGACACAAAAAGAAGCTGATGCATTGTTTAGAGATATTTGTATTGACGTTAACGGTTTTAAGATCATCAATTACATTGCGTATTACGCATTACGACTAGGTGGCTTTATGGCTTGGAACGGTCACAGAAAAAGAAATTTAAAGCCTGATTAAAACAGTACACCCTGAGTTTCTACATATCCTGAAGCATCATAGCGTTTAGACTCGCCTTTAGGATATGGCTCTATTTCATAATTTAGTTTTTTTTGAAGGCGCTTCTTTTGTAGTTTGCTACCTGTGAATATGATGTAGCGATGTTTACGATCTCTATCTTTATGATAAAAACGATCACCATATTTCTCTTGTATCGCTTCTAACGTCATACCTTCTGACAATGTTTTGCTGTGTAAATGCTCTAACCCTTTGACTGCCCAATCGACTCTTGCTTCAGACAATCCTGTATATAAAAAATTAGTAGCTTGATAAATGTAGCCTACATGACCTTGACTTGTATCAGCATAGCTGACAACAATAGAAGGCTTGGGAAGTAATTTTAACGATTGACTTACTAAGTAAGATGCGCTGTTAGGCTTCGGAGAATCCAAAATTAGGCGATTTAACTCTACAACTCTGTCTTTGTATTCCTCTCCACAAACTCCTGTACACAATGAAGGACTAGGTGGCGATCCATAAGTACACACACCAACAAGATTATTATCATCATACAAGCCAAACGCATACGATATTGAAGGTATACGCTTGGCATAGTGTCTGTTTAACAACCATGTTTTAGTTTCATAGTTTTGTATAGGTAATACTTTCATATAGTCTTGAGTACCTTTTTAAGTAAATATTCCTCATACGTTTTAACATCATCATTCTTTTTTGTGCCTTTTAACTTATCTCTATCTTGCCTTCTTAGTTGACCACCATTTGATCTTAGGTAAGGTGCAAAGATTTTTTCAGGATCGTCAGAACGATTCAATCTATTACGTGCCGCTGATTCGCTAATCTGTATTTCGTCAGCTACTTGCCTACAAGTCACTTTCTGACCATCAGATAATGTGTAGGTTTTAATCAAATGTTTATTTTTCATTGTATGTACTGCTCATATTGAGCAAACCACATAGCAATGTATAGCGCTGATCCTGTAATAACCCATATACACATATGTTTAATAACTTTAGCAGCGTTTATTAAATCTTTCATTTTTTATCTCCAATTAAAGTGTTAATAAGTGCGTTTCGTGTAGTTGTGTAAACTTCTAAACGCTTTTCTATTTCTTCATAGCCTTCAGACTTATCAATAAGAACGCTAAGAATGTCCATAGCTCGACCACCTGTCAATTCACCATCGCAGAAAGCCATAAGCTCCTCATCAGTAAATTTAGTTTTCATCAGGCATACCTAACGACATCAGGAGCATAACTAATCCCATTGAGATTAAACATGCTCCTATCAAAACTATTACTGGCACAAATGTTTCAAACAATAAGGTCATAGATTTCATCCACTATAGTTGACATTTTTTTTCTACGGTCAATTTCATAATTGTATTTGCGACAAACTTTTTCTAACGATTCTTTTGTAAAGTTTGCATTCATATACTCAATGTTTAATGACCTACTAATGTATGGCTTGTACCTGTCTAACTTACGATTAAATATACTCATATTTACTCCTCAATATCAATTGTCTTATCAGTTAAAAACCCATCACACATTCTTGGGTATTCGGTTTTACAAATTATCTGACCGGGATTATCATCAATAACATTAGGTGGTATCAACAATGGATCATGTTCAGATAGTCTGTCTGTGAATGCACTACATCCTGTTAAGGCTAGTGCAAGTATTATTGTTAGTGTTTTCATATTAAAATGGAATGTCATCACCAAACTCATCATCAGCAACAGGTGTTATTGTTTTCGGTTGCTCTGATGGGTAAGCTGTTTGAGGTGGTGTTTGTTGCGCTTCTTGTCTAGGTTCTTTCTTAGACAAAATACGGAACTCTGATCCGAAGCCACCAAGTTTAATTACAGTAGAGTATCTCTTAATACCATCTTTCTCATAGCTCTTAGTATTTAACTCACCTTCTACGTACACCTGAGTGCCTGTATCAAGATCAAGTTTCTGTAAAGTTTCAGCTAACTGATTCCACACGTCACACGTATGATATTCTGCCGCTGTTTTTCTTTCACCTGTGGCTCGATCCTTCCACGATTTATTAGTAGCTAATTTAACTCTAGCTACTGTGCCACCATTTTGCAATTGTTTAAACTCAGGTGGTTGAGTTAGATTGCCTATTAACATTACTTTATTTACCATTACAGCTCCTTATATTAAATTTGGTGGTTACTTACGGTAACCAATCGGACTTGTTTGTCTTTAACTAAGGAAGGCTTGGAGAACCTCCCACACAGCGTAGGAAAGTCAATCCTCTGTGTTCTTTTGTTTCTCAGCAAACTCTTTAGCACGAGCAAGATTGTTTTCATGTTTAGCTTTAGCTTTCTCTTTGCTCTCTAACGACTTGCGTTCTTTACGTTCAGCCATCCACTCCAAGTGTTCAGGACTAAGTGTAAGTTTGACTCGTGTAGCCAATGGAGTGTCACCTCTGTAATCTTTCTCAACTTCAGTAACACCTTCTTCATCTTCTGCTTCGATAGCCATGATCAACTTAGCTGACAAACTCTCAGCTTTGTATTGCATTAACTCGTCAGCTTTAGCATTAGCTTCTTGTTGTGCAATAGCATTCTTGACTTCATCGTATGTTGCCACCGAGTTTGTGATACCTATACCCATCATCCCAAGCGCCCTGCCAACTGCACTTGTTTCGCACACTTCAACAAAAGATGTAGCGTTAATGTTGTTCTTGCTTTTTTCTTCATGAGCCATACCAGTAGCAACTAACTTGCCATCAACATGGATTGTAGTCTTGCACATAATCGACTCACCAT